AATATTATACGGATGGCCGCTTTTTGGAGCGTGAAGATTTTGAATTAAAGTAAAATATTTACATTTATGCAATTAGAGTCTCCATATATATAGGACTCCAATACACCGATACATAGAAAGAGTTGAGAGACACCAATTGACCAAGTCAATATGGCAGCCCCCAATCGGTTTAAAATAAATGCCAAAAATTATTTTCTCACTTATCCCAGGTGCTCTCTAACTAAAGAAGAGGCACTTTCCCAATTGCAAACCCTAGAAACCCCGACTTCGAAGAAATTCATCAAGATCTGTCGAGAGCTTCACGAGGATGGGTCTCCGCATATCCACGTCCTCATCCAATTCGAAGGGAAATACCAGTGCAAAAATAACAGATTCTTCGACTTGGTTTCCCCAAGTCGGTCAGCACATTTCCATCCGAACATTCAGGGAGCTAAATCGGCATCGGACGTCAAAGCATATATCGACAAAGATGGAGACGTTCTAGAATGGGGTGTTTTCCAAATCGATGGACGATCTGCTCGTGGTGGTCAGCAGACGGCCAACGATGCATATGCGAAGGCGATTAACATGGGAAATAAAGACGATGCATTGAAAGTATTAAAGGAATTAGCCCCAAAAGATTATGTTCTGCAGTTTCACAATTTAATTAGTAATTTAGATCGCATTTTTCAGCCTCCTTCTGAGGTTTATGTTTCTCCATTTTCAATTTCTTCCTTCGACAGAGTTCCTCCTGAACTCGTCGATTGGGTCTCGTCAAATGTGGTGTGTGCCGCTGCGCGGCCTTTTCGGCCCATAAGCATAGTCATAGAGGGGGATAGTAGAACGGGCAAAACAATGTGGGCTCGTTGTTTAGGCCCACACAATTACTTGTGTGGACATCTAGATCTAAGCCCAAAGGTGTATAACAATGATGCCTGGTACAACGTCATTGATGACGTTGATCCCCATTATCTAAAGCACTTTAAAGAATTCATGGGGGCCCAGCGTGACTGGCAAAGCAACACGAAGTACGGAAAGCCAGTCATGATTAAAGGTGGAATTCCCACTATCTTCATGTGCAATAATGGTCCAAACAGCAGCTATAAGGAATATCTGGACGAAGAAAAAAATGCAGCACTGAAGCAGTGGGCAATCAAGAATGCAGTCTTCATCACACTCGAAGAACCACTCTATTCCGGTCGCGAAAACATCGCTCCCCCAGAAGAAGAAGAAGAGCATTCGCAGGAGGCGAGTTGATCTTCCGTGTGGTTGTTCGTATTACGTGTCGATCAACTGCCATGATCACGGATTCACGCACAGGGGAGTACATCACTGCGGATCGTACAGAGAGTGGCGTATATACTTGGGAAATTCGAAATCCCCTGTATTTCAAAATTTTGAAACACGACAGCAGGCCCTTCCTAACACAGCACGACATAATCAAGATTCAAATACAGTTCAACCACAACCTGCGGAAAGCCCTGGGACTTCACAAGTGTTTTCTAACTTTCCAAATCTGGACGGGCTTACGCCCTCAGATTGGGATTTTCTTGAGAGTCTTTAAGACCCAGGTCCTTAAGTACCTGGATAGGTTAGGTGTCATAGGAATTTATAATGTAATAAGGGCAGTTTATCATGTATTAGATAATGTATTGGAGCGAACAATTGATGTATGGACTTCATATGATATAAAACTTGATATTTATTAATTTGTGACCGAATCATAGAAATAGATCCGGATTTTCAAAGTAGCATACACAGGATTTGATGCGTGAGTACAGGCCATATACAACATTAATGCGTTTTCAGTATGATTCTCATACTTGCCGGCCTCTTGTTGATTATAAACAACATAATTATTAACCCTAACAAACTTCTTCACTAATGCCTGTTCCTTTGAAGCGTATTGTCCACCGGTGACAGTTGCATGCCACTTCCTCAACACTTGATAACGATCTCTGTGCATATTCTTCACAGTAGCAGTGCTAGGCTCGTTGTCAAACATATTGAACACCTCTCCAAAGTCTTGTGGCTTATCAACAGGACGTCGGTCACGAACAAGAAAAAACATGACACTATTCGTGTGATTCTTGGTCTTGATGTTCTCATCCATCCATATCTTCCCCAAAACGTAAACAGACTTAACACAAAAACGCTTACCAACTCTATGGGTCAGCCCAGTACCGCGAGTGACATCACTGATACACATGACCTTACCTATATGGACTACATCGTGTCTGGACTCAAACGACTGGACCTTACATGGGCCTTCGCATCCTCTAGGGACATCTGGACTTCTGTACATCCTGTACATCCTGGGCTTTCTGTTCATGGGCCTGTTCGCCCATGCTTTTGCTTTGGTGACGCGGACAATGGGGGCAGCAGCACGGCTCACATACGGGCTGTCGAAGTTGAGACGGCGGCGTACCTTCGAAGCGGGCGTGGAAATGATTATATCTGCTGGTCGCTTCGACATAATTTTTAGCCCTAATAACTGAAATTAAATCCCTAATTAAATCGTAACCTAATGTGTCAGGAGAATAATTCTTTTCTGCTAACTGCAGATATTTAACTGCTAACATACATCTAAAACCGTGAACGGTTTCGGGAAACTCGTTCAACAATGGATCCCACATAGTGCAAAAGAAACTACTTGGGGACGAAGTTTAAATAAGGGACCAATAAACAATTAGGCTTTGAGCGTGTCATATGATTGGTTCGCATGTCCTTGTCAGTTAATGCGTTAAGGGACCCACAAAAAAAATCGCGGCCATCCGGT